CGATCAGATGGGAAGCCTGTACGCCTCTTGTGTTGCCAAGGGTTACACAACCGAGGATGAGCGCAGACGGTATGACCGTTTGCAGACCGCCTACGAAGGATGCGGCGGCAATGGTGAAGCGAAGCGCCGCAAGAACCATTTCGAGGCCATCATCGACGAAGAAACTTGGAAGGCTCAACACCCCAATAACAATTAACAGAAAGGATGTACTGACATGAAGAAGTCCACCAAGAAACTCATCGCTCTGCTCTTTGCGGTGATGATGATCATCGTATCTATCGCTATCCCCATGGCCGCCTTTGCTGAGGACATGAATGTCCCTGCCACTGATGTCGTGACCGACATCACCGTTCCCGCCGAGCCGTTTACGTGGAGCTACCTCGCCACCATTGCTGGTGCTGCCGTGTTCACGCTGCTGGTTGTGCAGTTTATCAAAGCGCCCCTTGATAAGGTTTGGAAGATTCCGACGCGGTTTCTGGCATACATTATTGCGCTGGTTACCATGCTGGTTGCTACCGCCCTGACTACTGGTTTGACCTTTGATAGTGGTTTGCTCGCCGTCGTTAATGCGCTCCTTGCGGCGGTTTCCGCATACGGCATGTACGAAGTGACTTTCGCCAAGATTTCCAAGTAAATAATGCCACGCCCTCCTGAGAAATACGGGAGGGCGTATTTTTGTGCAGAAAAATACGAAAAATACAATTTTACGTATTGACAACTATACTCACGAGTATTATAATAGAGTCACAAGGTACGAGGAGACCTTGAGCAGAGCCAAGGAAGGAGGACGCAGAGATGCAGCAAGAACACCGAAAGGATGTGCAGCCGATGGCGAGCGATGTCATCAAGGTTTCAAGGGAAGCCGAAGCCCTTGAGATTTACCTGATGGTACTTGAAGCCATTGAGCAAGGCAAGACTCTTGAAGAGTTCGCCGAGCTTCTGATGGCCAGAATCAAGGCAAAATAAAAAAGGCTTACCCCACCGACCCTGACAAGTCCGGGGAAAGCCTAACCGAGAACACAGGGGACGAGCCCGCTCTGCCTCGCCCCTCATTGTACCAGAGCGCAGAGCGAAAGTCAAGGAGGGTTCAAACGTGAAAATGACCAAGATCGATGCCAAGTGGTTCAGCGAATTGTCCGGCGAGGACTACGACGAGGTGTATCAGATCTCCGATGCCGATGTGGATGGAGAGCACGAGTTCTGCGGCGATTATGTTTCCGTGTACCATGCTGTCAATGGTGAATGGGCATTTGCTGGTGGCGACCGCATTTGGTGGTTCAGCACCCGCCCAGAAGTGGTCCGCTTCGCCAAGGCGTTCGGTTACGAAGTGCCTGATGCCGCATGATGGAGGTACGCGAAACAATGAAGCCGATCATAATTACCGACAGGCGCGGTAAAACCTTCACGATCAATCCGGGCGATTGTTTCTTTGCGAAGGATGCGCACGGAAATGAGTACCGCTATCAATATCTCGGCTTGATGCCCGATGACTGCGGTTACGACCACTATCTCAGAAATGAGACGAAGCAGACCTTCGCCAACGTCGAGCTTGAATGGTTCGCCCAACGCAGAATCACGCCGATAGAATGAGCGCACGGCAGGATGCCGGCAGAAAGGGGTTTACATGAAAACCATGATCGATATTCTCAAAGAACGCCTCCCGGAAGGCTTGGAGGTTGTCAAGGTCAAGGATAAGGCCAGCGCCAGTCAGGCTCAGATCACCTTCGCCTACAAGGGCCTCGAAAGCGGAAGCTGGATCTACAAGACCTGTGCTCCCGGCTGCGAGTACAAGCTGTGCGATAGCACCATCGCAAGCGTTATGATGAGCTTCGGAATCAAGCTCCATGACCTCGAAATGGCTGAATACTGGAAAGCCAAGCTGCTTGGGGAGGCGTAATGCTATGCTGAAAAAGAATTTGATCAAGTACAGGCTGATTGAACAGCATATGAAGCTGGTCAGCGGTGGTCATTTTGATGCCGCCCGGATGATCCTTCGCCTTCTGCGCAAAGGTGTCGTCGTGGTAGGGCTTGGCGATGTAGACCATGAAGTCGAAACGATTGCAGAAGATTGTGGCTGCCGCGTGCGGTATGGTCGCAATTACAATACCGCCACTATCAGATATTGAGGTGTACACGCATGAAAGAAAAATATCCGGGCATCGAAGAAGCTGAACAGCAGCGGATCGCGTCGAGCGCCATTGCAGATGACGAACCTGATTTCATTGGCGGCGCTCCGAACTACGATAAGTTCACCGGCTGGACTGCCGAGGAAGTATTGGTCTTTCTGAATATCGATTGACGAGGGAGGGGCTTCCAGATGACTATCCGAGAAAAGCTTGCCCTGATGGAGGAAATCAAGCGCGAAAATGATGAGCGCTGGAACGACTTTGCAAAAGATCAAAAGCGTCAGGCTACGGCTTGACAGATGGAGGCATACGATGCTGGTATATCGGTATTACTGCCTGAAGCACAGCCCAAGCCCGGGAATAATCCCGGGCGGGTTTGTGGGCAGAAAGGTATGGGGCAGTCGCCCTTATCTTTCAAGTGTAAATGCAACGGTTTACGGCACGGTCGATTACGAGGAGCCGCTTTCTGCGGCCGAGATGAACCGATACGGGCTTTTCCCGACAAATTATGTCGCACAGCCCGTCGCGGTATGAATGGAGGGCGATTGCGATATTGACTTTGATACCCACGAGTGCTATAATTCCCACAGGAAGGGGTGACAGCCATTGGCAATGATTACGCTCAAAGAATATGCCGAGCGCCTGAAAATGAATCCGGTCGTCGTCCGGCACAAGGCCGAGCGTGGTGGATTTCAGACTGCCACCAAACTGGGGCGCGATTGGATCATCGACGAGGATGAGCCTTACACCGATGGACGAGTCAAAAGCGGAAAGTATATTGGCTTCCGTGAAAAATTGAAAAAGAAGGACGGCGAAAACACCAGCGACAGCGCTGGCGAGTAACCGCAAAGCAAGACCAGCTCTCGCATTATTTGCGAGGGCTGTTTTTATTTCTCGTATTTTTTCAAAAAAAGTTCAATTTTTCGTATTTTTGGTATTGACATCTGTACGCACAAGTATTATTATATAGCCATGAACCACACCACACCGACTTGAAAGGAAGTACGAACCATGAAGTACATCGTAATCGCTCGCGTTGCCGATAAGGACTACCTCACCAAGGTTGAAGCCGAAAGCCTGCTCGGCGCAGAACACGCGATCCTCGACAAAGCCGTCTGCACAAAGTTCGGATACGGCGTAGATGCCGCGATGGCCTACGATAGCAAGACGATGAAGACCGATTGCTTCGTTGGCAGCGCAATGAGCGCCGAGCCGATCGGCTACCTCGACCTGCTTGACATCATCGAACGCCACAATGAGAACCTCAAGGAAAAGGTTGCTGCAGAGAAGCGCATCCGAGAGATCGACGAGCAGATGAAAAAGCTGGCTGATGAACTGGAAGCCGCAAAGAAAATCCTCACCGCATAACAATCACGACACCGGGCCGGGCGGTATAACCCGGACAGGAGGGAAACATGAAAAAGTATCGAGTGAATGGATCCGAGCATTTCAACCTTTGCAGCATGTACGAAAAGCTGAAGGTCATGGAGATCGAAATGCAGGAAGGCGAGCACCCTTGGGACGATGCAATTTTCGATAGGATTGAAGAAATCGAATCCTTGATGGAAAAAGCGTATTGCGTCGGTGCTCTTGTTGATTGGCCTACGCTGAAGCGTATCAGGGAAATTCAGGCAGAGCGCCAAATGATTCGCTACAATCGCAGTTTGGCTGCCGGTCATTCCGAACGAGAAGCAGCAAACGCATTCCAACTGTAAACAAAGTGCTCCCGCCCTGGAGGTTACGAGGGCAGAAAGGATTTCACCATGTTCAAGAAGATCGTCAAAGCCATCGCCGAAATCCACACGAAGGATGATTTCAACGCCGCCTGCGGCATGATCGATTCCGCTTTCCAGCACGAGAAGATCAACTGGAACGACCACGAACTGTTGTATGAGCTGGTAAGCAAGCTCGCCCCTCTCTATCAGGATTGAGAAAAGCAAAGGAGGACAGAACATGGATATCTACGCAGCAGTCACCGACCGCATCATTGCGGAACTGGAAAACGGCATCATCCCGTGGAACAAGCCTTGGACTGGTGTAACGACCGGCGCGATTCGCAGGAGCAACGGCAAGCCGTACAGCCTCATTAACCAGTTTCTCCTTGGCAAGCCGGGTGAGTACCTCACCTTCAAGCAGTGTCAGGAAGAGGGTGGCAAAATCAAGAAGGGCGCCAAGGCCAAGATGGTTGTATTCTGGAAGGTTCTGAGCAAGGAAAAGAAGGACGCAAACGGAAACATCGTCCGGGATTCCAATGGCCTTCCGATTGCCGAGGAAATTCCGATGCTTCGATATTTCAATGTTTTCCACATTGATGATTGCGAGGGCATTGAGCCAAAGTACACCGCCGAGAATCCTCCGGCTACCGCAACCGCAGTCGAACAGGCTGAAACCATTATCGCGGACTACGCTGCAAGGGCTGCCTTGAAGATTGAGCACAGCCGACAGGACGAAGCGTTTTACAGTCCTCGCCGCCATCTGGTCAGCCTCCCTTTGATGGAGCAGTTCGAGGACAGCGCCGGATATTATGAAACCGCGTTTCATGAGCTGACGCACAGCACCGGTCACAAGACCTTGCTCAACAGGTTCGCGGATGGAGACGGAGCAGCAGCCTTTGGCAGCGAGAGTTATTCCAAAGAGGAGCTGGTCGCAGAGATCGGTGCTTGTGGGATCCTGCACGAGCTGGGGATTGAAACGGCAAAGAGTTTCCGCAATAATGCCGCCTACATTCAGAATTGGCTTTCGGCGTTGAAGAACGACAAGCGTCTGATTGTGAGTGCTGCCGGACGTGCAGAAAAGGCTATCAGGCTGATTCTCGGCACCAACGCTGAGTTGGTGGAAGAATAAGGACAAAGCTGTGCTACCGGCTACACGGGCAGAGAGGAGCGTCTACTATGATCCAGAAGAAGGGCAACCAGATTGCGGACGAGCGCCGCGACCACCTCGACGAGCACATTGGCTTCGATTACATCCTGCGCGAAGCCCACACCAGCGATTTTTCCGAGTTCGTCATCGATATTGGCGGCGATGTTCTGACCTACAGGGTGTACGGAAACAAGTCCGCAGGCTTCACGATTACCGCAAGATGATCTTTAAGCGATTTAACGGGCGCAGGAGGGCGTTCCAGATGCGTGGTTGAGGAAATGGAGGGCGAGAACAAAAGACGGCTAAAAACGGGAATTTGAACGGATTCCGGGCATCGAGTCAGATGCCCGGTTTTTCAATACGGCAGTACGTTTACCACCGTATACCACAGTTTTACCACAGACGCAAAAAACGCAATGGAAAATAAGGGCGAAAAAGCCTTTCGCAAAGTGGAGGCAGAAAAGGAACGAGTCGAACATTTTTGCCTCGAAATATCAAACATAAAGCAAAAAAGCCCTGAAAACAGGGCTTTTTGAGGATTGAAAGCATAAAAAACAGCAGCTTGGATATTTTCCAAACTGCTGTCGATCTGGTCGAGGTGACAGGATTTGAACCTGCGACCTTTTGGTCCCGAA